CAAGACGCCCCTTTCTGATATAATTGGGGGAGGTTATTGTGCCTCCCCTCTAATGTCTGACACAACTTTTACTATTACTATGAGTGATAACACAAATCCAAATGGATTTTGGAAGTACAATGAAGACAAGACTCTGAAGAACATTGAAGAGTATCTTGTCAGTACGTATAAAGCCCACTATACTTCTGAACAATCCAAGACTCAAACTCTTGATTTGATTGAGAGTATTGGTGATGCTGAACCTTTTACTCGGTCAAACGCCATCAAATATCTTTCTCGCTTCGGTAGGAAAGGTGGTAAGTCGCGTCTTGACATTCTAAAGGCGATTCATTACTGTATTCTCCTCTACCACTTTGCTGGTCTTCACAATGAAACTACGGGAACCTATGAAACTTTCTGAAAAAACTCTGACTCTTCTCAAGAACTTCTCCTCCATCAATCAGTCCATTCTGTTTAAGAAGGGTAGTTCTCTTCGCACCATTTCTGTGATGAAGAATATCTTGGCGGAAGCTGCAATCGAAGAAGAGATTCCCAAAGACTTTGGTATCTATGATCTGAACCAATTTCTGAATGGTTTGAATCTTCACCAACATCCTGAACTGGATTTCAACAACGATGGATATGCAGTTATCCGTGAAGGTAAGATGCGTTCCAAGTATTTCTTTGCAGATCCGAACGTGATTGTGGTTCCTCCTGACAAAGAGATTTCATTGCCCAGTGAAGATGTGTGTTTCCAACTGAATACTCAACAACTGGACAAACTGCTCAAGGCTGCTGCAGTGTACCAACTGCCTGACTTGTCTGCAGTGGGAGAGGCTGGTATTGTGAAACTGGTGGTTCGTGATAAGAAAAACGATACCTCTAATGACTTCTCGATTGTCGTTGGTGAAACTGACTCTGAGTTTGTGTTCAACTTCAAAGTTGAGAACATCAAGATTCTTCCTGGTTCTTATGACGTTGTTGTGTCTTCTAAACTTTTGTCACGTTTCTCCAATCAAGACTTTGATCTGAAGTATTATATTGCTCTGGAACCTGATTCGACTTTCGGATGAATATCTTTGTGACAAGTCAATATCCTGCAGAATCTGCAGTGGTATTGCCTGACAAACATATCGTAAAAATGCCACTGGAATGTTGTCAAATGCTTTCCATCGTGGCATCCAAGTGGTATCATAACTACGGCCCTCTTCCTAAGTCTGATGGTACTCCCTATCAAACCGAGAAGGGGGCTTTTCGTAATCATCCTTGCACTCAATGGGCTGCACAATCCATCAATAATGCATATTGGTTGATCAAGTGGGGTCTTAACTTGTGCGATGAATACACTTTGCGATATAATAAAACTCACTCCTGTTATAAAACTCTTGTGGATGCATACTATTTGTTTCCCAAAGGTAAGATTACAGAAGTGACACCATTCGCTCGTGCGATGCCCGAAGAATGGAAATACGATGATACCATCGATACATTTACTGCATACAAACGATACATTGCATCCAAACCTTGGGTTGCAACCAACTATCTTCGTATGCCTGAACGAAAACCCTCGTGGATTTAATTATGAAAGAAGAGTTTCTCTTTGTTGAAAAGTACCGACCTAGTACTATTGAAGATTGTATTCTCCCAGAAAGTATTAAGAAAACCTTTAGTGACTTTCTAAATAAGGGTGAAATTCCAAATATGCTTCTTGCTGGACCGCCTGGTATTGGTAAGACCACGGTTGCCAAAGCCCTTTGTAATCAATTGGGAGTAGATTTTTATGTCATTAACGGATCCGACGAAGGTAGATTCCTTGATACTGTCAGAAACAATGCGAAGAACTTCGCTTCGACCGTTTCGCTTTCGTCAACTGCTAAACACAAAGTCATCATCATTGATGAGGCAGATAACACAACCCCAGACGTTCAACTCCTCTTACGGGCGTCTATTGAGGAATTTAGTCGTAATTGCCGATTCATCTTTACCTGTAACTACAAAAACAAAATCATCGAACCCCTCCACTCCCGATGTGCCGTCTTTGATTTCTCAATCTCAAACAAAGACAAACCAAAGATTGCCAGTCGATTCTTCAAACGACTCTGCGACATCTTGGGTCAAGAAGGTATTGAATACGACGAAAAAGTTCTTGTTGAACTGATCAACAAACACTTTCCCGATTGGCGCCGTGTGTTGAATGAGTGTCAGAGATATTCTGTTGGTGGTAAAATTGACTCTGGTATTCTTGCTGCATTTGCTGAGGTAAAAACAAATGATCTCCTTAAAGCCCTCAAAGAGAAAAACTTTCCTGAGGTACGTAAATGGTGTGTCAATAACTTGGACAACGATTCTTCTGTACTTCTGCGTCACATTTACGATGCTCTTTATCCAACCTTGGACGGCCCTAGTATTGCTGCTTGCGTTCTTATTGTGGCTAAATATCAGTACCAGTCAGCGTTCGTAGCAGATCAAGAGATTAATCTTCTTGCTGCATTGACTGAAATTATGTGTGAGTGTGCATTCAAATGATTCCTTATACTCATTGGATTCGTTTTACGGATTATCATAAACTCGCTGACATTGTTGGAATGCGAGGTGCTGTTTATGGTTTCGTGTGGAATGAAACCAAACCAAAACCATCTGATTGCCCTTCTGATTTTGAAGAATGTGTTTACATTGGAGAGTCTGGAGGATTTTATTATGATAAACAAAATGGTTATAAGGGTAAGTTGAGAACTCATTTGCATAAAAGAATGACTTCTCATCATAAACCTTTGACAACTGGTATTTGTAACGAAAAGAAGTATGAACTTTTTGTTGAAAAGTATGGGTATGGTGATGATGTTCTAAACGGAACTCTAACTGACACTCCGTTGTGGGTTGGATTTATTTGCCCACCAAAAGAGGATCCTGATTATTGTTTTAAATCCTGGTTAATTAGTAGAGAACACTATGAGATTTATCAATACCAAAGAAAGTTTGGTAAGTCTCCTCTTATGAATATGCAGGTTGATGGTAAAGGTAAAGACCCGAACTCATACTCTTCTAAAACTATGTTAAACTATGGAACATTGGAGGAACATTTCGTATGATGTTAGGTGTTGATGATGCTACGTATGCTGCAGATCAGTTCATTGATTACTTCTCCAATATGGGTCGTATCGATGAATATCTTCGCAACGTAAAACTTGATAGAATGTCACAGATGCCAACATACATTCCTGGGTGTGGCCCAGAGGATGATATGTTTGATGCATTCAATATGCGCCCAGAGGATATGAACTTCAAGGTTTATACCGCTGGGGAAGATTATAGCTTCACAAATGAATACTTCAACGAAAGACTGCAGATCACAACGTCTCACTCGATTGAAGATTCAATTCCCGGTAAGAGTTTGAAGTGGATTGTTGTAGAAACCAACACCAAGAAGATCGTTGGTTTTATTCGATTTGGTTCTCCCACTATCAATTCAAAACCTCGTAACGATTGGCTTGGACAACCTCCAGAGTTGTCTAGGTTCAATCGTCATTCGATTATGGGGTTCATTATTGTACCCACACAACCTTTCGGTTATAACTACTTGGGAGGAAAATTACTCGCTCTGCTTTGTTGTTCTCACGAAGCTAGACTAGAACTGAACAAGAAGTACAACACAGACATTTGTTTGTTTGAAACCACATCTCTGTATGGTTCCACAAAGTCTTCTTCACAATATGATGGTCTGAAACCGTATCTTCGATACAAGGGTCTGACTCAGAGTGATTTTACTCCTCTACTTCACGATCACATTTTTAAGGATCTAAACCGATGGTTTATCGAGAGGAACAACAATCAACTTCTGGTCAAGGAGAATGCATCCAGCCGCAAATTGAAAACACAACAGAGAATGATCTCAATCATCTCCAAGAGTTTGCAGGGGAATGTGAAGTTGAGTCAGTTCAAGGATGCAATTGCAACTGCAAAATCACTTACAGAACAAAAGAGAACTTACTTCAGTGATTACGGATTTGCTAACTCCAGAGAAGTTATTCGTGGTGACGAAGACAAACTGATTGAAAACCCAATCAACTTTGACAAGTTTTATATGGAGAACTTAATTACTTGGTGGAAGAACAAGTCTTCAAAGAGATATGAGTCTCTGAAGTCTGAAGGAACTCTTCGTACTGAACTTGAAGTCTGGAGTAAAGATATGGAGATTGATATTATCCGATGAAATGTGAAGTAACTCTCTACAAAGCTGGTACGGTCTTTAAGGAAGAAGTAATTGCCAGAGATTATAAGGATGCAAAGGAAGTTGCACTTGCAAGAAATCCTGGTGCAAATGTTATCAGTGTCACTGCGGTATTTAAATAATGGAACTCAAGGATTGGTTGAACTCAATTAATATATCCAAAGAGAATCTTCTAGATGAAGATCCTCTTCTGGAAAAACAATATCCTCCTTACATCATTAATCGTTGTCTGTCTGGTCACATTGATTGTGTGATGTTTGTGAATGAACTTAACAAGAATCACGGGCTGTCAAAAAAACTACAGTATGACTTTTTACTAAATAGTCTGAGGAAAAAGAAGAGATTTTCTCCCTGGCTCCGAAAAGATCAGATTAAAGACCTTGACATTATTAAACAATATTATGGTTATAGTAATGAGAAAGCCAAACAAGTTTTGAATATTCTGACTCAAGAACAACTTTCATCTATTAGACAGCGACTTGAAACTGGAGGAAAAAAATGAGCGCTATTGTTGAACCTGAAATCAGGTGGTCTCCTGACCAAATGATTGAAGTGACACTAAATGAACCAGATGATTTTTTGAAGGTTCGTGAAACACTGACTCGTATCGGAGTTGCATCAAGAAAGGAGAAAAAACTCTACCAATCTTGTCATATTCTACACAAACAGGGTAAGTATTATATTGTTCACTTTAAAGAACTGTTTGCTCTAGACGGAAAGAGAGCTAACATTACGGTAAACGATGTACAACGTCGTAATCGTATTATTCAACTTCTTCTTGATTGGGGATTGATTAGTGTTGTGTTTTCAGAAAAGTGTGGAGACATTGCCCCTCTCAATCAGATTAAAGTTCTTTCGTACAAAGAAAAGAACGAATGGGAACTTGAAACCAAATATAACATTGGTAAAAGAAAGAAACCCGAAGAAGAATAAATATTGATGAGACTTTCGTGCGGTCTCTACAAAAGTCGGAACACCCTAAAGAGAGGTTCGGTTTTTACCGTTCCTCTCTTTTTCGTTTTATGGTTAAATAATATTGGATGCCGAAAGGGTCCACAAAACACAAACTCGCTTTTAAAGGAGCTACCATAATGACTAACCTTACAAGGTATACTGCTGCGGATTTGCCTGCTCTTTTTGACAGGATCAATCGCAATAGTATTGGTCTTGATGAATACTTTGATCGTCTGTTCAATCTTCACGAAACAACTTCTAATTATCCACCATACAATCTCGTTCAACTGAGTAACGTAGAATCTCGTTTAGAACTTGCACTTGCTGGATTTAAAAAGGAGGAAGTCAATGTATACACAGAGTATGGAAAACTTTTTGTCGAAGGTCAAAAAGAAGACAAAGAGTCTGATACCCACTACGTCCATAAGGGATTGGCTCAACGATCTTTCAAGAGATCGTGGACATTATCCGATGACACGGAAGTGCGAGCAGTAACATTTGAAGATGGGCTTTTGACTATTGTTCTTGGTAAGGTAGTTCCTGATCATCACGCTCGAAGAGATTATCTCTAAATACAAATAAAAAACAATGAAATCTTTTCATCAGTTCATTTCCGAGATTAAAACAATTTCCTATAAAATGGCTAAACCTCAATTAGGATTACCGAAAGGAAAAGCCTATGCAAAGAGGTCTGCATCAAGTGCTGGTGGTGATTCTGGAAATGGTGATGGTGGTGATGGTGGAGGTGGTGACGGCGGTGACGGAGACTAAATAAAAAGGGGCAACCCAAATATCGTCGGCAAGGGGAACTTGACTAAGACCAAGTTCCCCTTTATAATGTCTAAGAGAAAAGGAGTAAAAATGTCTGTAAAACTAGTGATGTTAAAATCTGGTGAGGATATCATCGCAGACGTAAAAGAGATTCGTGGAACATCGGAAGACGTGGTTGGTTATTATTTTGATGAACCATTGGTGTTGAAGATTTATTCAACCGATGAACCAACGGTATTGAGTGAACACGAAGGTGTGGAAACTGAAAACGGTGTAACAAAACAATTTGGTTCCAAACTCGGTGTCACCTTTTACCCTTGGGTTCCTCTTTCTGCAGAACGTAATATTCCTTGTTCTGCAGATTGGGTCGTAACAATTGTAGAACCGATTGAGAATCTTAAGAAACTGTATGAGGAAAAGGTAAATGGAAGACCAACGAATAATCAAAATCCTATTGTTATCAACGAATGAACTTGTCATTTCTGAGATCGCAGAAATTTATGCAGAACTTGGAGAACCAAACTGCAAACTCATAAACCCTTATAGTGTTGTAGGTGATTCACTTTCTGAGTGGATGAGATCCTATACCGATCAGAGTGAAATGATGATTCATTCTGATAAAATATTGACTCTCGTTGATCCTAACGAGAAATACTTGAATATGTACTTAGGTCTTACTTCGTGAAATTTTACACTAACGTTCAACTCATTGGTAATCAGTTTCTTGTTCGAGGTTATGAAAACGGTAGGTCTGTAACAAAGAGAGAAGATTGGAGACCTACTCTTTTCGTTCCTTCTCAAAAGAAAACTAAATATCGCACTCTCGAAGGTGAATGTGTTGAAGCTATTCAACCTGGTTTTGTGCGTGACTGCAGAGAGTTCTATGAAAAATATAAAGACGTAGATAACTTTCGCATCTATGGAAATGAACGATATGTGTATCAGTATATTTCTGAGAACTATCCAGAAGAACAATTAGAGTTTGACATCAAGAAGATCAAACTTTTCACGATTGACATCGAAACAAAATCTGAAGGTGGATTTCCTGATGTTGAAAGTTGTAGTGAAGAATTGTTGTTGATTACAATTCAAGACTTTAACACCAAACAAATCACAACTTGGGGTGTAGGCCCATTTCAAAACTCTCAGAAGAATGTTGAATATCGACAGTTCAGTGATGAACATTCGATGTTGTCAGACTTCGTTGCTTGGTGGTCGAATAATATGCCTGATGTGGTAACTGGTTGGAACTGTGAGTTCTTCGACCTTCCTTACCTCATCGGTCGTATGGATCGTGTCATCGGTGAAAAGTTGATGCGAAGAATGTCACCGTGGAATCTTGTTACACAAACAGAAGTGTTTGTTCAGGGTCGTAAAAATCACACGGTTGATATTGGAGGTCTTTCAATCCTGGATTATATGCGTCTGTATCGTTGGTCTCCTGGAACGCCCAATCAGGAAAGTTTTCGATTGGATTACATTGCTCAACAAGAACTTGGTCAGAAGAAACTTGATCACTCTGAGTTTGATACTTTCAAGGATTTTTACACTAATGGGTGGCAGAAGTTTGTAGAGTACAACATCATCGACGTAGAACTGGTGGATCGTCTTGAGGATAAACTCAAGTTGATTGAACTTGCATTGACTATGGCTTATGACGCTAAGGTGAATTATCAAGATATATTTTCACAAGTTCGTATGTGGGATACGATCATTTATAACTATCTAAAGAGGAAGAACATTGTGATTCCTCCCAGAGAAAAATCTGACAAGGATTCCAAATATGCAGGAGCCTATGTTAAGGAACCGATTCCTGGGCGTTATGATTGGGTGGTCAGTTTTGATCTTAATAGCTTGTATCCCCATCTTATTATGCAGTACAACATCTCCCCAGAGACCATCTTGGAAGAAAGACATCCAACTGCAAATGTTGAAAAGATTCTGAATCAAAGTATCAACTTTGAACTTTACAAAGACTATGCAGTCTGTGCGAATGGTGCGATGTATTCAAAAACATCTCAAGGATTTCTTCCTGAGTTGATGCAGAAGTATTATGATGAACGTGTCATCTTCAAAAAGAAGATGATTGAAGCCAAGAAACAGAATGAGAAGACACCATCTGTTGCATTGAAGAAAGAGATCGCACGATGCAACAATATTCAGATGGCGAAAAAGATTTCTTTGAACTCTGCTTATGGTGCCATTGGTAATCAATACTTCCGATACTACAAACTTGCAAATGCAGAAGCGATTACTCTATCGGGTCAAGTTAGTATTCGATGGATTGAGAATCGAATGAATGAGTATCTCAATAAGATTCTCAAAACAGAAGATGTGGATTATGTAATTGCATCTGATACGGATAGTATCTATCTCAATCTTGGCCCACTTGTTGATCGTGTCTTTCCGAATGGAGTCACCGACAGAAGTAAAGTTGTTGACTTTCTCAACAAAGCTTGTGAGGATCAGATTGAACCCTACATTGAAAAGAACTACAAAGAACTTGCTGAGTATGTGAATGCATACGACCAGAAGATGTCTATGAAACGGGAGAACATTGC